ACAATTTAACTTTGTCCATCGCCTGTGGGTCATCACTTATAACCGCCCAGGCCAGCACCGCGATTGGCGCCGAGAGAATTAATAAAACTGCCTCGTCCTTCCAGTCTGATTGACGGGCTTCTAATAATTTGCCTTGGTAAGCTTCCTCACCTTTGGCCATACGAGAAGCATGCATGTGTTGAGCGTCAGCCATGGCCATTTTAGTTTCTTGACGCTTTTTGTAAATGTGTGTTGCAGCATTTAATCCAAGCTTTAAGGCACTAAACCACATAACTAATCCTTTAGTTTTTTTGGCTTTTGAGTTTTAAAAAGAGTTCCATCTTTTCTTAAAGCTCTTTTTTGGGTAGCTAACATATCTCTATATCGTTGAGTACGACCAATTCTTGCGTATGTGTCAACGTCTTTAGGACTTATTCCTTTGCCTCTTTTTTCAACTCTCTTGTTTAATTGATCAACAGCTTTAGGACCAGGAAACTTTTTAGATTTTTTAAAAAGTTTTTTAGCAATTGCACCCATTCCTTTGGTAATTAAAGTCATAATTTTGTTATCCTTATAATTAATATAGTTTAGCTTGTCTTTTTTTCTCTGCAAGCATTCCTTTTTGGCCTTTGACCTCAAAAGATTGTGTTTCTTGTGGGTTAGTCACTTCAATTTCTACACCACCAGTTTTAAAACCATCTTTGTTAAGAAATTTATCGTGATTAACTTCTACTTTGCTAGCGTTTTTCACTTTTTTCATTTTTTTCTCCGTTTTTTATTTATACCAGCCTCAGAAAGAGCAATTGCAATCGCTTGTTTACGATTTTTTACTTTTTTCTTCGAACTACCAATATTGAGAGTACCTTTTTTGTACTCTCGCATTACCTTCTTAACCTTTTTTTCACCTTTTGTCATCTGTTTTGGCATTTTGCTTCTATTAATCATCAGTTTGTATGACTGCTTTGTTAACTCCTGCCTTTGCAAGTGATACTCCAGCCCTTAATTGAGCTAAATCTTCGTTTTGTTCAAGTTTTTCTTCTTGATTTTCTTGATTCATCATTGCTTTCATCTTGTCAAGGTTTAATCTTTGCTCTCCTTCGTTCTTTTTACGCTCATTTTCCATAGCACGAAGGTCAACTTCTCTTGATTTTAATTTAAGTAATGGATCACCATCCATTTGTGATGTAATTTTGTTTTCTTCTTTAGCAAATTCTTGTGTCATCTCTGCAACAAGCACTGCTTTTCTACCTTCTATCTTTTCAGTAATCATTTTTAGTTGTTGTTGAGCCATTGGATCTTGTGCTGCCATTTGTTGTAGTTGTTGTAACTGCATAAATTCTTCTTTGAACTCTAATTGTATTTGTTCTTGTGCCATAATAGATATGTGTTCAAGTATATTTTTTTGTATAGCACCCATAACCATTGGTGCATTCTTAACCATGTTTAGTTGCATAAAGTTTAAGTGTGCTTCTATGTGTGCTCTGTGATCTTGACCAGGAAAAGCTTGAAAAGGCTTCATACCTAAAGCTTGAATATGTTCCATACTTGGATCCATCGGCATAGGTTGTTGAGGCGCTGGTAATATTGCATTTATATTCTTAACACCAACAGCTTCATACATAGATCTGTATGCTTGATATAAATTATGTATTTGTGGATTAGATGTAGCTAATTGTAATTGTGTTTGTGCTAAACTAATTCTTTGTGATTGTGAAAATATATTTGGATCTGCGATTGGTATTATATCTACTCTATCATCAAAGTCTGATAGTTTTACATTTCTTTGTCCACCCACAACATCATATGGATAAGTTGGTGGTAAGTATGTTTTAAATACATCTGCTAATAATTTAAACTCTTGTTTTAATCCAACATATAATCTTTTGTGAATACCAGACATAACTCTAGACCCACGTTCTAATATTGCAATTGTGGTTCCAACTGCTGCTTGTTGATTCATATCACCAACTTGTGCATCAGCAATGGATGCAAATCTTTGACCTGCATTTACAACTATACCTAATAATGACAATAGAACAGGTGATGGTTCTTTGAATGGTAAATTCATAAATGAATCTCTAATATTACCACCAGGTGCATCTACATCTCTAAACTCACCAGGTTGTAATGGTTGTGCATCATCTCTAATTCTAATACCTCTAGTTTTAAAACCAGCAGGTAAATTAGATAATGTACCTGCATCTAGTAATTGTCTTAATGCAGATGTTGCAGTTCTTGTTAATCCACCAATCATGTGTATTAAACCAAAACCATAAAATCCTAAACCAGGTAAAAATTTAAAATGTACAAAAAAGTTCTTTTTAGTTTTCTTAGGATCAGTTGCTTCATAGTTTCTTCTAATAGATAAAACTTGTCTTGATCCTTCTTCTACAGTTACAACATATGGAAGTTTGATACCTGTTGGTTCACCTCCCATCATATCTTCAAAACCTTCTAAATCTAAATTAACATGACACTCTAACAAAGTATAAATGTCGTCTTGTTTATTTTGTTTAATACCTTCTATCTCTTGTTCTTTTTTTGTAATCTCATCAGTAGACATTGCAGGTTGAGCAAGATCTACATCTTTGTAGAAACCACCTACTTGTTGTTTTCGTAAATCATTTTCTGACATTTTGATTACATGAACAACTGCTTCTGCATCATCTAAACTTGTAGCTGAGTAGGGTACTACCAAATCGTCGGCAGGTATGAATTTAGAAACCGCCCTACCCAATAGATCGTCATAGTAGACTTTCTTAAAAGTTGACCCGCTAAGAGGGAGATAGAATAGCATCTGATCAAACTCTGGTTCGTATTCTTTCATCTGGTCCATGATTTGGTAATTCATAAAATCTTTTACTCTGTTTGCTTGATCTTGTTTTGCAGGTGTTTGCAAACCTAATATCTGAGTTCTTACAGGACCATCTGCTGGTAATAATTCTTTGTAAGCTTGTGCTTGAAACTGTGTTGCTGCTTCTGCTAGAACAGGGTGATTAACACCACTTGCACCTTTGAAAGGTTCTGTTCTTCTTTCGTATTTAAATCCTAAAAGATCTAAACCATTTCTGTATGTATCTTCCCAATCTTTTCGAGAAGATCTGTAATCCATATAATCATTTACTAATTTAGAACCGAGAGGATCTAAAACATCGTCATCTAATAATTCTGCTAAGTTTTGAAAATGAGATTGTGATTCTACTTGTTGTGGTTGTGGATCAAAAGATATTTCTGCTCCACCATCTTCTGTTTGAATTATTTCTGGCTCACCTTCTTTTGGTGTAGCTTGATCTTCTATTGATGCTTCAGCATCATTTACATCTTCTAATTTAATATCTTCTGGTTGGTTAGGTAATGATTTATCTATTTCTGCCATTTGACTATCCTATTTTCTTTTAAATAAACTTTCAACTCCCGATGACATAGGACCCCTCTCTGGCGGTATTGTATCAGTTAAATCAGTTTTTACAACCCCACCATTCTTGAAAAACAGGCTCATTATACCTGGTAGTTCTTCAAGCATCATGTATAAACCTTGATACAAAGCAGAGTCTCTTTTGGCTTTATCTAATTTCATTTCTGGTTTTGATTTTACGGATCCACCTTTTTTAAGACCATAACCAAATCCTTGTCTACCACCAGAATCATAAGAGTATCCTCCTGTTGGTCCTCCTGAATCTTGAACTCCTGGTCCATCACCACCCGTTCCTGGTCTTCTACCTCTTCTTTGTGACTCAAGTTTTGCTGCTGCTGCTTTTGCTGCTTCTTTCGCTTTTTTGGCTGCCAACGCATCTTTAGCTGCTTTTAATGCTTTCTCTGTAACTTTTTTCCTAGCTTTATTTACAAATATATTTTTCATAACATCCAAGACTCCCGCTCCTTTGGCAATTTTTCCTGCACCAATAATCGCTGACACTGGATCGATAAAAGCGGTCTGTCCTGCAATGTCTGAATACGGATCTACTAATCCTAATTTTTCTCCAATCGCTTGTAGTCCACCTGTAAATCTACCACCCATCATGGTTCCTATTTTTTGATCTGCAATAGATTTACCAACTTGCGATATTGTTGGACCAACAGGTATTTCTCCATAATCAGAAATAGTAGGAGTGCTGTCGAATCCTTTTGTAGATTCTTTTATACCCTGATAGGTATCATAAAAAGGGCTAGCTAAAGTTTGACCAACTAAACTTACAACATCTAATCCTGGTTTAGCTCTGCTGACTAAATCTTTACCAGATTCTTTTGCATAATCAAATTGACTATCAATTCCAAAAGAACTTGGATCGGCTTTCATTTGATTTACTCTATCAATGTGTTCTTGGGTAAATCCTAATGGGTCAAGTATAGACATATTAATTTTTTGTTTTACCTTTAGATTGTATATATTCTCTAGCTTCTAATTTTTTCTGTTTTTCAAATGATTTTAAATTATCTAAAGCATCTTTAGCTGCTTTTCTCACAGAAAGATTTTTTTTAGTTTCTCTAGGTGTTGTAGGTTTTTGAATTCTTTTATTATAAGCTACAACTACATCTTCCAATGTTTCTTTCATTGGTTTTATTTTTCTAAGTTTTTCTTCGTGTCTTGCTAAAGTTTTATCTTTTCCTTTGTAAGATTTTTTTACAAAGTTTTTAACTTCTTTAGAAAATTTTTTATAATTATCTCCTTTGACAACACCTTTAATTATTTTTCCAGCCATACCTTTTATAAGACCACCTGCTAGATATCTTTTTCTGTACATTAGTAGTACCTTCCGTCAAAATTATTTTGTTCTAGTGGATCATCAACAGCATCTTCTGGGTGACTTACAAAACCACCTTGTCTGAATCTCATAACTGCTTGTGTCATAGAATCGACAAGATCGTCATGATCTCCATAAGGAAACGCTGCACACTCTTCAATAACCTCTTCAGCAAATTTTTGCTCAGGAGCCCAAATCTGTCCACTCTCAAATAACGGCGCCACAGCGTTTACCCTAGCATGTTTATCGTTTCCTTTGCTAGGACTAAAATTTACCACGGGTATGTTCATCTTACGCAATTCGTAAGTCAAAGGCAACCCTGAAGCCTTAGATTCTATCACAACTGTCTCAGGTTTCCAATAGTCGTATTGCTCTTTGGCCACTCTTTTTAACTCTGGAAATTCATACCTGCCTTTCAATGCATCAAGTAAAATTAAGTTCGGTCCGCTATCCTGTGTTGGATAAAAGACTCCCCATGTTGTAATTGCACTGTAATCAGCTGTCTCCTTTTTTAAAAATGCTGTATCATATGATTGAATAACGTGATGTAATTTAGGTATATGGTCTTCATCCCACACGTTCCACCATTCACGTTTAATTATCGATCCTTCTTCTGATGTTGGATTCTGCATCCATTGTGCATTCCATTTACCCACGGACAACGAAGCTTTAACTCTTTCGAGTTCATCAAGTTTCCAATACTCTGGCCATACAGGTTTACCTGATGGTAAAATTGCGGGAAATTCTACGACATGCCATTCATCAGATTTTACTTCTTTTTGACTTCGAAGTAATGCACCTGTTAAATCTTTACTGTTCCATCTAGTCATGACAAGTACAATAGATCCACCAGGTTGAAGACGTTGTCTTGGTCCTGATGTATACCAGTCATAAGCTTTTTCTAAAGCAGCACCATTCATTGCATCTTGTTCTGAGTGTGGGTCGTCGATAATAAGTAAATCGGCTCCACGACCAGTTATTGCCGACCCCACACCCGCTGCATAGTACTCACCTCCTTGTGACGTCTCCCATTTACCCGCAGCCTGTGAATCTTCCTTGAGTCTTGTTTTAAATACTTGTTGATACTCTGGAGAATCAATCAACGTCTTGGCTTTACGTCCGAAACGGACAGCGAGTTCTGTAGTGTGTGTGGTCTGTATAATTTTTAAATCTGGTTTTCTACCAATCATCCAAGCAGGTAATAAGTTAGATGCAAACTCTGACTTAGTATGTCTTGGTGGCATATTTATAATTAATCTTTTTATTTCTCCATTTGCTAATTTATTAAATTTTTCTGAGATGGTTTTATGATGGGACCCCTCTATAAATTGTGGCCAAATGTGTTTTACAAAAGTTAAGAAATCAGAACTGACCTGGGACCCCTTTTTCTTCTCAGAGAGTTTAATTGCCAGCTTCATAAACTCCTTCCTAGAGTCAGGTGGAAGTTTACTTAAATCGATATTATTTATGTCCATGGAACCTCACAAAGTATTTAGCACTTATTTAAGTGTAAATCAAACAACTAGTGTGTATATATTAGGATCCCTTTTGCTGTTTTAGGGGGTGGGGGGTCGAGGCAAAGTCAAATTCGGAGCTGCCTTGGTACCTCTATCGATATTATTAATACTTAAGTTAGAATCTAAATATATATATTATATAAAATAATAAGTAACGAGCTACGCGCTTTTATTTTAAAGCGCGACGCGCGTCGCGTGGCGCGTAAGCGCCACGCAATAAAAAGTTTATGATGAGTTTGCGATCTCTTGTATAAGAATATTATCTTGCCAATAGTTTAAATTTCTTTGTTGGCACAATAACCAATAATCAGGTTGATCTATTGGTCGTTCTTTTTTATCTCTCTCGCCAATGTGTGCAACAATCCTTTGCATGTGTGCAGTTAAATAATCATGCATACACTTATTGCTACAAAAAGAATTATAGAGATATTTACTTGGGTATCTAGTTCGATAAACTTTCGAACCTTTATTTCCTCGGGTTCTGTCTTTTGTATTGTACATATGACATAAAGGTCCCTGGCAATATTTAGTCATGATTAGGCAATCCTCCAAACATTGAGATAACACCTGCAAAAGAAATTAAAATCCCTAAGCTCTGATGTTCCCCACTATGAATAAAAGTTATCACACCTAACATGGCTAGTATAAAACCACAAAGAACCATTAATAATCTGCCTACAACTTCGCCTATCATTAATACCTCACTTTCCATTGTCCACTTGCACAACGATAATTATTTTTATCAATATCAAAATAAATATAATAAGGTTGCTGAGTTTTTTTATTAACACCGAATTTACTTTTTTCGTCGTGCTTTCCTCGTCTTGTTATGTGCTTTTTATCCTTGTGAGAATAATAAGCGATATAAAACATTTTAGTCATTTTTGTTATCCTTTCTAGTGTGGGATATTATACTATCCCACACTTATTACAATGTTTTAATTTACACTTTCTGATTGCTGACTTTCATACAACAATCTAGCTTTTATTTTATCCTCTCTACTGATATTTTTGTTTTTCATTCCTTTAATCCTATCAGCTAGATTTTTAGGTTGGTAAATGATTAGACCAGTACTATTGACACTAATTATCTCGTGATCTTTTATATCTAGTCCAAGTTCAGTACATAACTCGATTGCCTCGTCAAGATATTGATACCCTTTTAAACCAAGTGAAATTTCTCTCATTTGATCTAGAATAGATTTAATCCACTTATAATGCGCCATAACAAATCTGCCCTTTTGCGCTTTCCACTCTTGCAAAATTGCAAACTCTTGTTCAGTACAAGCGATTGAACGATCTCTGCAATAATCTCTACCAATTAAATCTAATTGATATTTTTCATTCCATTGTCGTCCATAACCACTATCATCATTACCAAGATAACGATTATTGTTATCTTTATATTTAGTCCAATGAGGATTGCTTTCCTTTCCGTCCATTTCAATATTAATGTCAGGGTTGCAATCATCTTGGGCTTTTAGTTCATCTCTAAATAAAGCATAACCATACTCATTATCGCCTCTATGATAACTATTGTTATTTTCCATATCGAGTGAACCATTTAATCGAAAATCAAAATGTTTTTCGATTGTCTTTTGTTCAGTAATTGGATTGTTGTCATAGTCTGTACTTTCCACATTACCGATATAATGAAAATGAAAACAACTATCTTTTGCAATAGTCGAAACATTTTCAAACTTATTTTGCAAATAATAAGCTTTTTCAACATCATCTAATGTATAATGTCGTCTAACTATATTCTCTGCAACTTTCCAAGCATTGTCGTTTATGTCAATTTGTTGTGCTTTCAAATCATCATATTCGATTTTCTCTTGGGTTTGTTCTTGTTCCAAGTGTTGTCGAATTCTATTCTTAACTTTGGTTCGATAACCTTGGTTTAGTCTTATTCTTCTCGTCATATCTTTTTTCCTTTCTACCGATTTAACGATTGACTTCTTTTATCAATTATGGGATATTCTGTCAAATCTAAAAAAGGAGAATAAAAATGAGTACAAGGTCAAATATAGCAATAGAATTGCCAAATAAGAAAGTTAAGGCGATTTATTGTCATTCTGATGGCTACCCTTATGGCGTTGGTACAACTCTAATGGATTATTACAATTCATACGAAAAAGCGCTTGAATTGTTTAATTATGGCGACGCGAGTTATATCGACGAAAGTATTGATAAATGCAGTTTTTATCATAGGGATTGGAATAGAAAGCTAGACAAGGCTAGAACATATAGGGACGAATGGATATATATGAGAGGTTTATCTGGCGACGCTTTTATCGAGTATATATATCTTTTTAAAGATAATGAATGGTATGTATCCGAGTTAAAAACTGCTGATACTGAAAATGGTTATGAAAATTTTATTGGTTATCATACCAAATTCAGCTTACTCGCGAATAATGAGGAATATATTAAATATCGCGATAAACACGAAAAACACGCCGAGGTCAAAATGATTGGACAATTAGGCAAAATGTTATCAGATAATTTTGGTTCTGATAAGATTTCAGTTCAATCAATGACCGAGGGATTTCCAAAGAAAAACTAAAAGCTCTGTGAGGTGTTGCATAATTGCAACACCTCATTTTTTTTAACCCTAGATTAGAATAATTCTAAAGTATGATTTTTTATTTTTTATTTACCAAAGCCACAAGCCACGAGCTCACCTGAGCTCTCACACCTCATGAAACCTAAATTTATAATTTACCAAAGCCACAAGCCACGAGCTGCAAGCAGCTGTAAGGGCTGTTATTTTTTTATTCTAAAAAACCACAAGCAACAAGCCACGAGCTGCGGTGAGCTGCTGGCAGCTCTCAGGGTCGACGGCCAAAACTTTTATTTTTTTATAAGCACAAGCAACAAGCGCCGCGGCGAGCTGCTGGGCAGCTTAAGGCTTGACAATCACCTATTCAGGGATTATATGGGAATTAGAAAGGAAAAATATTTTTATGAATAAAAAAGAATTACAGCGGCTGACTGGCTCACTGTCCAAGCCTTCGAAAATGCCTGGTTGGAGCTACGGGTTACCTGCTAAAGAGTGCAAAACAGGCGGCAAGCTGCAGGCTGTGAAGGGCTCGACTTGTTATGATTGCTACGCCCTGAAAGGCTGTTATGCCTTTAAGGTAGTACAGGCAGCTCAATACTACAGATTGGACAGCTTGAAACATCCTGGATGGGTTAAGGCCATGGCTGCCCAGATCAGCGCCAAGCGATCAAAAGAATTTAGATGGCACGACAGCGGAGACGTTCAGGACCTGAAGCATCTAGCTAAAATTTACAAAGTTTGTAAGTTGACCCCTGACATTGACCATTGGCTGCCGACGCGTGAAGCTTGGATCAAAAAGTATGAAAGCCGAGCGCCTAAAAATCTTTGCATAAGATTTAGCGCGCCCATGGTAGACCAGGCAGCGCCGAGCTCATGGCCTAACACGTCAACAGTTGTTAAGGACCCAAAAAAGGCGACATGTCCCGCACCGCAGCAGGGCAACAAATGCTTGAGTTGTCGAGCTTGTTGGAATAAGAAAGTTAAAAATATTGCTTATCTGGCTCACTAATGACTCATTGTTTCCGACACCCAAAATTTTACCAGGAATTGAAAAAGCTACAAGCACAAGCTACAAGCGAAGAAAAAAATAAAAATAAGTTACAAGCTACAAGCAACAAGAAAAGTTACAAGCTTCAAGCATCAAGATCAGAACCAAGCAGCAAGCGTTCAATATGATTCCAATCATCAAGCGCCAAGCATGGCGTTTCACGATGATCGAGCAGCAAGCCATGGATCGCGGAACTTTCATAAAGTTTTATGGCTCTAGGAGAGGTAGCCTGGACTAAGATGAAATTACGTTTTGTTCTGGTCATATGAAACATTTTTTGGTGTGGTGAGAAGTGTATTTTATGAGTGTCAGTTACCTTTAACTCACACATGAAAAAACCACAAGAATCGTTATATCCCAACAGATCTGGTGTACCAAAGCTAGTCCAAGACTCTAGTCTAGTCCACTGAATATTGGGAGTATTTTTCTTAACTAATTGCCAAAATTTACTCTCTCTTTTCACCGTAATTTACCGTATTGAAATGTACTACATATTGTAGTAAAAAGCAATCATGACACAAGATAAAAGGTTAACAGAACAGCAACGTAAATTTGCAGAATTACTAGTTTACAACGAAGGACGTATGTCTCCGTCAGAGTGTGCTTATGAAGCTGGCTATAAGACAAGGCCTAGACAAGCTGCTTCTGAGATGAGAAATGCTAAATACTTTCCATTAGTAGTACAATACATAGGAGAGTTAAGGCAAGAGGTCCAGGAGAAGTATGGTATAACTTTTGAAAAGCATATTACTGAGCTCGCAAAGATTAGAGATGAAGCTAGAAAAAAAGGTGCTTGGTCTGCAGCTACCAATGCAGAAGTTGCTAGAGGTAAAGCAGGTGGGTTATACATAGATCAAAAAATGATTCTTACAGGTAATTTAGATACCATGTCAGAAGACCAATTGAGAGAAAGAATGGAAAAAATTTTAGATGATAATAAAGTTTTACTTGGTGAATCTACTGAGTTACCTTCTCCATCTTCAGAATCACAGCCCGAGGAAAAACATTCCGATCAGAAAAAACCTCATCCTTCTCATCATACGAACTAAAAGTCCAAACATTGTGTTTGTTTTTATGAAATATGTATGCATTGGTTATCATTACTGATGGTTTAAAGTTTAAGAATTCTTCTGCATTAGCATGCCCCGCATCACCCGTGATATCAACCCAACGGATTGTATAGAAATAATACTTCTTTTTATTCAGAACTAGATGTTTGTACTTGGACTTTTTGGGTTTTCTTGGCATGAGGAGTTTATACTATAAGTGGAATTTTTAGGCAAAACATTGTTTACAAAAGTAAAAAAATGTCTCGCGCGCCGAGTAGCTTGGCAAGGTGCTTAAATAAGCCTTGATATATAACAATTCTAGCCTGCCACCACCACCGCCTGTTTTGAAAATTGTAACAACAAAAACTAATTTGCCCTAAATCTCCACTATAGTGGCGATAGTTTAGAACCATTCTAAGTTTTGTTGAATGTAGGTGACTTAACAGCAATTTTGTGACTCTTATCAGCTTTCATTACCACCATGATAGAAGAATCGCCTATAATTGTAGATTCTAAGACCTCCATACGTCTAATTTCTGCCAAAGTACCATCTTCTAACTCAATATATGCTCTAGCATTACTGACAGCATTACCTTTTTTACCATCGGTAAATTGATCAAGATACTCTTGTAAATGTTTTACATACATAATTTATTTTTTCCTCTTTTGTTTTATATTTCCCATAAGCCCTCCGCTTTTATTATTGCATATCCTATTTCCGTTGCGATTTGCGGGACGATAGAATTTCCCAATGCTCTAAGTCTGTATACCCTGCCTGATACCCCATTAGCCACTCTACCCACGTTGGGTTCAGTGCTCCACCAGCCTTGGTGCTCAGTGCCGTTCCCCCTTGTTTGTATTTCTCCTTCCTGTGGTGAACGTCGTCCTGCACTGGCGTTGGCCACATTAGATTCGGATGTGCTACCTGGTCGTTGATGCTTATCGGCATACCTTTCTCTAATTTCATTTTCATCCTTTTCTCCGAACTTGCTCCACGATCGCAGTGAGCGTCTGGAGTCCTCCAAACTTGCAACAATCCAGATCCTTTCTCTCCTGTGCGGGGCACCGACACCTGCAGCTGGAATATTGAACGCCCTGACTTCGTAACCTTCTCCTTCCAGGTCAGTGCACACAGATTCGAAGACCATGCCCTTTTCGATGTTAGTAAGGCCTTTGACATTCTCTCCAATAATCCACCTCGGGGTAAACTCTTTGATGATTCGAAACATCTCAGGCCAGAGATGTCTGTCGTCACTTGTTCCTTTTTGTTTTCCTGCAACACTGAAAGGCTGACAAGGGAATCCTCCTGTGATGACATCTGGAAACTGAATTCCATCTGACTCGAGTTGTTCTTTGTTAATTTCTCTGACATCGTTATATATCTTAACTCCTTTCCAATGCTTTTGCAGCAACAATCTGCTGTATTTATTATTGTCACAAAAAGCTGTTGTTTTAAAACAACCAGTCCTTTCAAGACCTAGTGAGAATCCACCAAGTCCTGAAAATAAATCAAGAATTTTGAGCATAATATTGATCCACCCTTTGTAACCATTTGTATTTATAATCTTTGAGCTCTTCTCCCTCGATAATAAATTCTTGATAAAAAAGATCTGGACTACACATCATAACCACGCCTTTTTCTATATATGTGCCATAAACAAAATCATGTGCCATGCAATACGCAGCTAATTGTATAAAATAATCATCAATCCATTCTCTTTGTTTTGGCTTATTTGTTTGTTTAAAATCAATAATAGAATCTTTACCATCAAAGATTCCTGATAAATCTGTTTGTCCTGCATATAAATCTGGATAGTGTAAAGTTACTTCTGTGCCATAAAACTCTGATACTTTTGACAATCCACGATCCGCGATCATGTCTGCCATCTTCATGGCTTGTTGTCCTGTGTCCGTTAGATCCGCGTGCCCCGTTCCAAGTATCTTATGTTCGAGTATCTTGTGCATCGTTGTTCCACGGCTAGCTGCTCTGTCTTTAACTAACTCAGCTTCCTTCTTACCAACTCGTTCCATCCATCTACGAAGTGATTCTCTTTTCTCTTCACTCATTGTTGCTTGTAATATCGTTGTCACCGATGGTAGTTTAGATTCACCAATAACATAGTGTCGTTTACCATTAATAGATTCTCTAACGGTTCCTGGATATACAAATTTTTTATTGTGTTTTATTAATTCTTTCTTACGCATATTTTTTTCTATGTCGTGATACTCTTTTATATCTTCGTCACTCATCATTTGTTGTTTGTTAGTATCCATCTTACCATGGCTGTTGATGGGTCGTAGCCATCAAACTTCGCACTGCAGCCAACTAAAAATAAAAAACTAATTATTAATATTATTTTCATTATTTATCCTTATAGTGGTTTATTAATTGTTGCATCTTTTCAGCTTTAACTTTGGCGTCTGGTAATATTAACTTACATACTTGGTATGCTTCTCTAAATGTACATCGCCATCTGTATTGCATTAAATATTTAGTGCCATCTTTTCTTTTACCTTTTCGTGGCTTTCTATTTACAGTGCCAACACCTAAAATTTTATGAACCCAGTTGATCACTGGTTCATCTGTCATAGTTATTTCCATACTAATTCTCATAGAGTTTGAATACCTGTGTCCTGGTCCTTTGTGGGCTTTTTTCTTTTCTTGTCGCTTTGCAAAATAGATACTGCCCTCTCCATCGAAGAGTCCTGCTATGTAAGCTGCTTGTTTGTCGTTCACTCCAAATCATCCCACCGTGTTCTCTTTCTATCTTTCTTTGTTATTTTATTTATAATGAAGAACGCTATTGTGGCTCCAATGCTTATAGCAATAAAGCCCATCAATAACATACCAAAACCAAACTCAGGAGTCATCAATTGTTTTTTCTATATTGATTGCACTCATAAACATTTGGTTCGTCAACCACTATCTCGCCCTCGTAATTGCATGTTTCACATTTTGCATGCATTTCTTCTTTGGCAAGAGCATAATCAACTCTTATAAAACCATTGCCCTTACAATCAGGGCAAATTATTTTATGTTTCCTTTCCATTCTTTTTATCTCCCTTATTTTCTTTGAAAAAACGAATTAGTCGACCTATCATTTTAGATCTTGTTCTGTTAGTTTTATTTGCTAACAAACCTAACTCTTCCCAATCTTTTTTAGGAACCGATAAAGATTTATATTTATTCGGATCTGCCATTTGGCTCCTTTTGTTCTGATATTGACTCAGCAACATTGTCAAGACTTGTTGATATATCATACAGATTGCTAAATGCTCCTGCATGATCATGTCTTATTTCGAAAGAACTATGTTGTGGTGTTTGTATTTCAATAGCACCATTATAGCTCTTACCTTTTAACTCTACAGTCTTACTATCGTATGCATGAACTAATTGTATTTGTACTGCATCTTCATGTATACGTTGTGATGGTGTTGCACGAATAGATTCTTCGTACTCCCTCAACTCATCAATTATCCAATCTTTTATATTGGAATCAGCACCTATGTGCCAACGTTTACCAGGTCTAAACATAGATAAATTTAATGTTTCCATAACTTCATAAGTGCATGTGTCAGACTCATCTGGTCCGTAAACATCAAATCTTATTTTATATTCTTTTGACATAAATTATATTTCCTTTCTGACTATTTGTGTCATAACTTATATGGGAAATTACAACAAAAATACAAGGCTTGCAACAAATATTTTTTTAGTATATTGTGAGATTCTCTTCTCACACCTTTTGTTTGCTCGTCTGAGATTTCTATTCTCAGACGGGCAGCATTTACGTTAATTCTTCAATTATAGGTTTCTTTTTAGGTATTATTATTTCTTGTGGAAGACATTCAAATTTAATATAGATGTTGTATTTATTAACATCACTTTCACCGATCTCGATCATTTTAGCTTTGCTTTCATCATAACCTGTAATCATGCAATCATAAGCTGAATTAAATTGATCTTTAAAAACAAATGGTTGTAGACATGTGTTTGCTACTCCAGAGCAAATATATAATACCAATGCAAATATTTTCATTACCTGCCCTGGCCCCGATACATTTTTCTAGAAAATTTTTTATTTGGTTTTTTTGCATGACGACCAGGTCTTTTCTTTGGTGTCGTTGCTTTATAATTATTTACTCCGAACTTTGGTTTTTTAGCCATTTTTGTTCTCCTGCTGTCAGTGGTAGATATTTTATACTACCATTTACATATTGTTTTGTGTCTTCACCACAACTTGTACATCTATAAAAGTCTGACACGATGGCTATTAAAATAGTTTCGTCTTCACATGCAGGACATCTACCTTGAACTGTATCTATATGTCCTAATACTTTTAAAAATTTTGTCATCAATCTAATATTAAAGATTTAATACCCTTCCTACCTTTGTATATTTCTGTCTCTGCTTTACCCTTGTAACATTTGTAAGATACAGATTCTGAATATTCACGTTCAGCATGACGCTTGCCCCGAAGGCACGCAGCCATATTATCCTGAATTAAATGTTCCTTAATCTCTCCGTTTACAAACATCAAAAGGGCCACTATAGACTCTATCATTTTGAGTAACTCCCATTCTTATAACCAATCTCACGATTAGCATCTTTTAATTTTTCAATATCTTCCAAAACCTTATCCATTTGTTTTCTTAAAAACTCAATATTTACTTTGTTTAAAGCCATTTCTTCAATATGTTTGTTTAACTTATCCGTGGTCTTATAAAGATCCTCGATCATCATATATTGCTCCGAGTCCGCAGGAAGTGATCCAAGTTGGCCCCGTGGCCATTTGATTCTAAACTCTGTGTTCTCTTCAAGATCTTTTTCCATTATCTGTATACGAGTATCTGCAACGTTAAGACGTTCTATGATTTGAAAGTAACCCATAGTGCCGAGTGCCACGATGATGATCAAAGAGGCAACCGTCTTCATTGGCATTTGGACGGCTGCTTCTTCAGAAATATTTAATGGTTTATTGGACATAAATTATCTTGACCAAAGCCAATCTTTGACTTTTTTAAATGGCCAACAGATTATGTTCCATACCCACTTAATTATTTTTCTAGCCATGTTATCCTCCTTTACAAAATTTTTAACTTCATCTGTAAGAGTTAATACTCCTAAATTGCATCCACATACATTACACAAAAGTGCACCACGATGTGCATGTCCACATAAATTACATAAATTTAAACTCATTTTTTCTTTTCCTCTATTTCATAAAAGAACTTGTCTGTATCTTCTGTACGCCAAGCCCTACTATCCTCTACGTTCCACTCATTAGTTTGCACTTTCCAATCTGGAATATTGTCCTTCACAGTAAACGAAGGTATGTCCCATATACATCTATTGTTTGGTTGTGCTGCAAAATTACCATCATCCAAGGCAATTATGTGTGCGCATTTATGTTCATGCGGTATCTCTGAGTGATCAGTATCTAGTATGTTACTATCAGGATGTGCAAAGTCAACAGTAAATAAATATTTACCTGGATGCCATTTTTTATCTTTACCTATGTATTTGCCAGCTTGTCCGTCTAAGATATCCCAACGATGAACAGAAGGATAATAAGAAAAACAATTCCAGAGCTGTAGTTCATCAAGTCTTCTTGAGGGCACTCTGGATGGCTTAAATCCCTTTTGAATAAACGCGCTAATTGGTAGGCGATAAAATATTGCACCGTTTTCCATAATAGCATGAAATAATATGCTCCTACCTGTAAGAGCGCTAAGACCAAAGATAATGCAGTCTTCAACTTCTCCGTGATGTTTTTGTAAATCATATAGATACTCCCTTTTTATTTGTGCATAAGTTGGTGGTATGTTTGCGTTTAAATAAGCCATAGTACCTCATTTTATTTCACCCCAATTGTCCGCTTGATCAAAATCAACTTTATTTGGGACTTCAAGTTCAACTGCTGATTCCATAATATTAATTATTTCTTCAGCATCTTTTTCAGATTCAATAGAAATATCAACTTCATCATGAATTTGAATATGTGGTATTATACCATTTTGATATAATGCTACCATACATTTTTTTGTCATATCAGCAGCAGATCCTTGTATTAATCTATTTAAAGCTTTGTATGTAAAAGCACGTTTTAAAGGCTCTCCATATTCTTTTCTAGCTTGTTCTAATGGTAATGGTTTATGGACTCCAAATTGAACTGGTTGCCATAACTCAAAATGACATGCCCTACCTAGTAAAGTCCTTATTTTACCTCTATCATTAGCAGCTCTAGAAACATTATCCATAAGACTCTTAACAAATGGAGCTCTGCTATGATACCTTTGAATTAGTTTTTCTGCAGAGTCTTTCATTAGACCTAATTCTGCCATTAATTTATTTTTACCCATGCCATACATTAAACCTAAATTAATTGTTTTGGCTTGCTTACGTTCTATACCTGCCATGTCTGCAACAACCTGATGAAAATCCGCATCTCCTTTTCGATACTCTTCTACGATACCATCAACACCAGGTAGGTTTTGTAGTTTTGCATAGTGTACTAAAATTCTTGGCTCTTGTTGTGAGTAGTCAAATGATCCCCATGTGCAACCATCTTCTGGAATAAATATAGACCTAATCATTGGTCCTAACTCTTTATGTCTTGCAGGAATCTGTTGCAGGTTTGGATTAGACATTGAAAATCTACCAGTCACAGTCCCACCTTGATCTGATCTTATTTGATTTATGTCTGCATGTATTCTTCCATTAACAGCATGTTTAGTTATTGTATCTATAAAAGTTGTATGAGATTTATTTATCTCTCTTGCATTAGCTATGTCCTTTGCAATTTCATTTGGATGATTCGCTAAAAAATTTTTTGTAAAACTAGGTGCATCAGTTTTTTCTGTTCTGTCGTAGGGTAATTTTAATTTATCAAAAACTTTTGCAATTGATGTTGCTGTCCATATTTCTACATCAACACCAGTTAAACCCTTGATTTTATTAAGAATTTCTTGTTCTTGTTTTATTAAATTTTTTTTAATATTAGATGCTTTTTCAAGATCTACTCTTACACCTTTAAATCTCATGTCTACCAAACAAGGAAATAAATCTAGTTCTAATTCAAAAATACTCCACAACTCTTGTGCATATAATTCTGTTTTTAATCTTTGCCAAAGTTTAAGTGTTGCCTCTGCATCACGCTCTGCATATTGTCCAACAAACATTGCAGGTAATCTCCATAAATCTTTTTTTGGATCTACTTCCCAAAGTTTAGCTGCTTCTTGTAAAATTTTTTCATCTTTACCTATACCAATGTAATGTCTTGCTAATGTATTTAATTGATAAGACAATCTATTTTCATCAATTAAAGATGCTGCTATCATTGTATCTACAATTTTACCTTTTATTTCTATGCCATAAAATCGTAACCAACACACATCATACATGGCATTGTGAAAAATAAATGTTGTATCTTCTTGTTTAAATATATCTTTTAACCAATTAAAAACTAATTTCTTATCCATGTTACCACCATTTTCATGTTTAACAGGAAAGTAACCAGACCAACCATCAACAGCTAATGCAATACCTGCTATGTGTCCTCTGCCAACCACGTTCCCCGATCCAAGTGTAGTTAAATCTGGGTCGTTAGTTTCTAAGTCAACTGCTACTTCTTTGTAATTAGATAGGTCTTTTAGTTCTTCAGGCATCACCCATTCTGTTTCAGGTGAAAATAAAGGTGGTTGTATTGTTCTCACTTATAATCCCTTTCGATTATCATTTCTAAAAAATGTATTGCTTTTAATATGTCTTGCTTCTTTCCTTTATCTCTATGTCTTATAATATATTTTATAGCACAACCTTCAGGATATAGCAATTCATTCTCCACTACAAACTTACTTGGTTGAATTTTATATTTTTGGTAGTGACTCCCACCATGCTGCTTGTCCCAAACTTTACTCATAGTATATAAGCCCTGTCAAAATTTTTTGGATCAACAATATGCAATTCTTTTTTAGTTCTGGTTGTACCTGTATAAAATAATCTATGTAACTCATCAGGATCATTTTGAAATGTTTCTAATGCTGCATTTGTAAGATCTTGTAAAATTAAAACTTTCTGTGCTTCTCCTCCTTTTGCCCCGTGTATTGTCGACATTATAATTCTAGGATTTTTATTAATTCTCTCACCATTTGCTCTCATATTCCTTATATAATTTTCAGTTATAGTATCTAAACCTTCAAAAGATTCATACCAAACTTTGTCAGTAAGTAGACCATACTTGTCTTTACACTGTTGTAAAGTATATTTTTCTTCTGATTTAAACAGCTTTCCTGTTCTAAATCCTTCAGCCACGTTAGCCCCTAAATATTCATAAATATTTTTTATTTCTATGTTAGTTAGTGTGCCACCTTTTCGCCATGTTTCCCAATTTTGTAATGCTAATAATAATTTTAATTTTATGGAGTTAGATCCTTTGTATTGATAATACCAACCACGGAGCTCACATAACTCTTTTATATCGTCTAAAAAATGATTTGCAGAGGCTAATACCAACCAGTTTCCCTCTGACATATCTACTTGTGTTACATCAGAGTATCTACAAAGTATACCTTCCTCTGCTCTTGGTTGATAATTTTTATCGAATCTGTTTTGTACTTTGCTTATTATTCTTTGTGATAATTCATGTATTGGTCCACCAGGTATACGATAAGATTGATCCAATGTTTTTATATTATCTACTTCACTTTTTAATGCTATGAAATGATCTACATCTGCACCAGCCCATTTAAATATTGCTTGATCGTCATCACCTGCAATATATGTTTTGTCAACATTTTGCCATATTTGTTTTACCATCTTCCATTGTAATAATGATAGATCTTGTGCTTCGTCTATAAATAAAACTTCAAATTTTGATTTAATTTGCTGGTCTAAAAAATCTTGTAATAGATCTGTAAAATCTTTTAATCTTTTTTCACTTTTATATCTTTTTAGTTCTTCTGATATTAAATAAAGAGTGCCTCTTTCTATATCTAATATATTTTGTCTTGAATCATAATACTCTAATAAATCCATTTGCCTTACTCTTGCCGTATTTATTATTGTAAGATATTCATTGTCTGAGTTAAAAGTCCCGTCTTCTGTAGAGAATTTAGCTGTCTTGATTGGTATGCCACATTTTTGCCCAAATTCTTTATAATCAGAAGCTGACATCATTTTTTCTTTTGTCATCCCTAACATTTTAAAAGCATAAGAATGAAGTGTTCTAAAATTTTCTAAATCATTCTCTGCATCTAATTCAAATTTTATAGCTGCTCTGTTGGCTGCTTCAGTGGCTGCTTTCTTTGTAAAAGAAAAGTAACCTATTTGTTTTGGTCTAATACCTTGTTGGATAAACTCATCTACGAGGTTTAAGAGAGTTGTTGTTTTTCCAGTACCTGGTGGACCTAGTATAATGGTCTTCATACGCTTGTTTTTTACACTCCTTTGCTTCTTTTTTTAACTTGTTGTCCCATAACCATTTTGCATGACGTATTAAAATTATATTTTTTTCACTACGCATTAAAATATTTCTTCTTGATATTTAACCTGTGATATACTTGCCTCTATTTTTTTCATTGCTTTTACTTTAATTAATCTTGGTTGTTGCTTTTTAATTGTCATTCTTACTTCATCTACAAATACATCTAGTTGTTTTATTAAATTTCCTGTTTTTGTTTTGTCCATATCCCAATTATTTTTTTTACAAAAATTAAAAAAATCTTCCATTCTAAAATATGTGAACTCTCTGCTATCATCTGTGTATGGTAATTTATTAAATATATCGTCCATGGTTCTTGCATTCTGTCTATTTGTTGTCCAGTCTTGCAGTAAATCCATAATTTCATTTCTTGGATCTAAAGATTCTAATGGTTCTACTTCTTGTATGTTTGTCATTAAGGGTTTTAAATAGTATTGTTTCCAATCTTTTGGTTTCAATACTGGTATTATAAGATTAGCTTGATCTAAACATGCTAGAGCAAACATACCTGGGTTATAGAGTTGTTCTGATTTTAATTCTATCCTAGACTCACCCACATCTAAAAACCATTGTGGTGGTTTTGATGTATACTTTGTAAGACTCCCAAGACTTGGCATTTCTTCTTCGCCATATCCGACTCCAAATCTTTTAGTTCTACATAAACCAGACTGACATACAGAATTAATAGGAGCGTCTTTACATCTGTATTTATCATATCCTTTTCTATTTACTGATTTAATTAACATTTGAACCTCTGTGTTGTTTAATGGTGGGTTCATATATTTTTGATTTGATTTTACTAATTCATCTTCCCATGTATCTGGTGTTGCTTGTTTATAGTAAACTGCAATGTTAAATAATGCATTGTTTCTTGCACCCTCTCCAAAGCCATCTTTAGCTAATCTATTTAAACATGGTGGACCATCTATAAAAGCTTCTGTTATTTTTGGTTGTTCTATTTTTACTTCTTCTAATTTATCTTGAACATACTCACTATACATTTCAAAAAATTCTGACAAAGATGCTGCTTCTCCATCATCTTTAATTGCATATCGTAAACCTTTCATTTCATTGTGGTATGGTAAATTTAAAAAATTACCTGTATCTCCACGATCAACTAATATCTCTGTTTGTTTTGGAAAAATTTCTGAACCTTCATAACCAAGAGTCTTGGCCATTTTTTTTAACGTGCTCTGCATTTGAGATGCAGGTATAAAATTTTTTGTAAATAAAAAAACGTGTGCTCCGCCAGATTTACTTCTGCAAACTATTAACGGGAGCTTAAGTCTTCGAATACTTTGTACGAGGCTAGCGTGGTCGAAATTATATTCGTCAATATCAATACAACCCCACTTACATAAATTATCTTCATTAATCGGGATGATCCCGAGAGCCGCACCTTTGCCTTGTAAATGGTTTTCCCACAGATCATCGCTAACATTTTTTCTGACAATGAATGCCTTGCCTGTCTGTTTACCGTTTTCGTTACGATCACCTTTCTGATATTGTCCATATGCTATTTTTAGCCCTTCAAATATATTTTTAAATGTATCTTTCTTAACTATCATTTCTATTTAAATTGTAAAGGGGCGACGCTTCCCCTCTCGCTTCCACGCCGCCCCAATACTCCTAGTAAGGAGTATCTTCGCTCTTCTCGTCGTTTTTAGAATGCTTTGCTTCTATTGCCCCTTTTTGAACACTATCAGCAAAACCTTTTGCCTGCTCATACTGAGCCCTGTTAGTACAAGGACCAATTTTGGAAACAGACCAACCAAACCAAGTTCCCTTGTCATTTGATTGCTGCACTGTCTTTAGGTTGTAGACATGAGAAAACATAGGTGGCGTAAACAACCCATTTTTTCCCTGTAACTTTAGTCCATTCATCATGGAGTTCCAGTTTCTACTAGCCTTAAGCTGTGTAGATTTCATTGTAATAAGTGCAGTTTCAGCTGCATCTTTCTTACATATAACAACAAAATACGATGCAGTATTCTCAAGATAGTTTCCATTCTTGAGTCTATCTTTACCCATCGTATCTCTCGTGGTGTCGTTTATGATACTACTTGTTGCATCATGTACTGCAACAGGTGCACCTGATCCTTCACCTCGATCTTGCCATTCAATGTATTCTCTTTTGTAATAACAAGGAATTACATTGATGCCTTCTACCCCATCGTAAAGTTCATGAGTCACAGTATTGTAAATCATACCAGGTTTGGCACCCTTTACATACTTAGCATCACGTTCATTTACTTGTGGAGATAGTTGCCCTAAGATTCTTATAAATGGCAATGCAAGGTCTTGCTGTGCCATGTTTGCGAATCCTTGTAGGGCGTCTTGTTCAAAGAGATCTAAACTTGGTAGATTCTCTTTCATCTTAGCCACGTTTCCCGCTTCTTTCGCCGCGCTTCTCGCTTCTTGTGTCATTTGTCCTCCTATTTCTGACTTATTTTAGTTTCGTCTTTCACAAACGTGTGAAAAACATCAGAGGGCATATCGAGGCCAGCCTCAATACGCTCCCTGAATAGAGCCTTCAACGTCATGGGTTCTACCTTTTGTTTTTGGGTAGGCTCATAACCATTGTTGGCTGCAAGGTCCATCAATTGATTCGCCTTGTTATCTTCTCCACGACCGAAAGTTACAGCAACCTCATTTTTAATGATGTCACCTAACCCATTGTCCCGAAGCCATTTATATGCTGCGATCTTCTTTTCTTCTGATTTAGGTATAGTACAGCTGTACTTTTTATTTACCTCAATCAAAGATCCGTCAGCAAGTTTCAAAGACTGTAACCCTTGTTCTGCAAGAATGTTGGGTATAGTCTCAGAACTAATTTTGTCATACTTCGCTTTCAGAAGTTTAATTTGTTCTTCAGATGAAGCTATTTGTGTTTGCAATTTTTGTAGCTCATCTGTGTGAATTGATAACGAATTTAAATCCGTTTTTTCTACCAATTCTTGTTTGTCTTTTTCAAAGTCAATACTCATTGAGTTATCCTTTCTGATAGAGATCGAAATTTATTGGATAATATTTAGCCTCTCGTCGATCCCATTTCAAAAGGTTAAACTTTCCGTTTGTTTTATCGCAAACGATTGCGCAAGAGATACCAATAATAGCTGGATCTCCAGTTAACAATACATAATCTTGTTCTCTAAAATCTCGTAAATTTTTTTGCATTTTAAATACAAAAGGATGTGATGAAAATATTATTTGTGAATCTGGTCCATAGTTTGGTAAACATATTACCAGGTATCCAAAATCTGATGCACCTAAAATATTTATATTTGCAGGTGGGTGTTGTAAAACATAGACAAATTTTTCATTAGGATTGTTTTTATGAAAGTCTAAAAACTCTGCTAATGACTTTGGTTTATATAATTCAAATATTTTATTCTTCATTCTATAATTCTCTTGACAAAGATATAATGATTACCATATGATCTGTCAAGCAGAAAGAATAAAAAATTATGAATTATAAATTTAAAACGCAGCCATATGCTCATCAGTTAAAAGCATTAAAAGAATCTTGGGATAAAGAAGAGTATGCTTATTTTATGGAAATGGGTACAGGTAAATCTAAAGTATTAGTTGATAATATGGCTATGCTTTATGATAAAGGTAAAATAAATGCGGCGTTAATTATAGCACCAAAAGGTGTATATAGAAACTGGTATTCTCAAGAAATTCCTACACATTTACCTAGTCATGTAGAACATAAAACGGTATTATGGACTGCTTCTACATCCAAAACAAAGGATAAAGAGTATCAGGAATTATTTAATATTGACTTTAACCTTCACATCCTTGTAATGAATGTCGAGGCTTTTTCGACAAAGAAAGGCCTTCAATTTGCCACAAAGTTTATTGAAGCCCACAAAACTTTAATGGCTATTGATGAGTCTACTACTATCAAAAATCCAACTGCTAAAAGAACTAAAGCTATAACTATCTTAGGACCAAAAGCAAAATACAGAAGGATCCTCACAGGATCACCAGTAACCAAATCACCTCTTGATTTGTATAGTCAATGTAATTTTTTAAACACTTATCTATTAGGCTTTCAAAGCTATTATGCTTTTCGGTCTAGGTATGCACACATGGTGAGTAGAAACTTTGGTGGTAGACAGGTTCAAATAGTTTCTAGTTATAAAAGACTCGATGAGTTATCTGACAGCTTAAAACGATTTTCATATAGAGTATTGAAAAAAGATTGTCTTGATCTACCAGAAAAAACTTACATAGAAAGACAAGTTGAGTTAACAGAAGAACAACAAAAACATTATGCTTCTATGAAACAATTAGCTTTAGCTGCTATCAAAGGTAAAACAGTTACGGCTCCTCATGTATTAACTCAATTAATGAGATTACATCAGATAACATGTGGACATATGAAGCTAGATGATAACACGGTTGTGGATATTAAGAATAATAGAATGTCCGAGCTCCTCGATACTCTTGATGAGACTAGTGGTAAGGTGATAATATGGGCTAATTACATATATGATATTGAAAAGATTGTTAAAGAGTTAATTAAAAAATATGGTGATGAATCAGTTGTTGATTATTATGGTGCTATTAACTCTGAAACAAGACAAAAAAATATAGAAGATTTTCAAAATAATCCTAATTGTAGATTTTTTGTAGGTAATCCACAAACTGGTGGTTATGGTATTACGTTAACTGCTGCTAACACAGTCATTTATTATTCTAATGGATACGACTTAGAAAAAAGATTACAATCGGAAGATAGAGCACATAGAATAGGTCAAAAAAATATAGTGACATATATAGATTTTATAGCACCAAAGACAGTAGATGAAAAGATTAGAAAAGCTTTGCGTAAAAAAATAAACATAGCATCTGAAATATTAGGGGAAGAGATAGAAGAATGGATTTAATATTATTAAGTGATGGTGTATATCATCTTGTTAAGGTGACAAAAGAAATGACTCAAGGAATAGAATTATTAAACGAAGTAGATTGTTTTGATCTATGCGATATATTAAGACTGTATTTAACTACCTATCATGAACCACCTTTCAATGCACATGTAATGAATGATGGCAGTGGTCACTTATATGGCTGCATATGTAGGTAATGTTTTACAGAACGGGACAGGAGTAACCTTGTAGGTGAGTAGTGGCATCTTGATCTAAACAGTCTCAGTTGGTTCGGCTCACTCCTAGATCCCAGAGTTATCATAAGCCGCAAACAAACCAACAACCACTACACTAAATCTTTTGCTTTTCCAATGATTGGTTTATATTTTGTTTTACCTTCTGATCTATAAGCATGTAAGAATGATGCTCTAGGTTGATCAGCAATCCAGCTACAATGTATCCACCCACTGTTAGGTTCACCTGGAGTGTAGAACTCAAGGATGAGCTGGTCATATGGAAGCTCCCTATGTATCCAGTCAGCTAACTCAGCGTTATCCACTCCTGGACATTCAAAATCTGCGGCCTCAGCTTTTGCATGCTGCGAATTAACTGAGCTGCCGATGGCAGCACATAATTCTGGACTACGAAAGCCGCTGGTCACTTTTACCCTGCCAAAATGATCTCGAACGGGTTGAAGAATATTTTCACAAAGTAATTTTAATTTTTCTATTTGATCAGCGTTTGGGTTATTATCAATACCCTTTCTGATAGCGGTGTCTGATTTAGTTAATTCTAATAAAGAAAAATTTCGTGTAAGATTCATTATTTAAATAATATACCTAGTGCGAAGAGTACAGCAGATCCCGCTGCTGCTAAGAGAACCCAATAGACTTTATCTATTTTACCACCCAACTTCTCGACATCTTCATGTAGGTGCTTGAGATGATTATTTTTTATTTGCGATATGTCTTTTCGTACGCCTGTTATATAACCGTACAGGGCTACAATATGTTCTCTTGTCGTTTTAGGATCAATAGCCATTATGTTCTCTGTCTTTGTCTAATAAGTTGTTCACTTGGTGATAATAAAGCTTGCTCTATCTGTGTCAAGCCAGTAATTGGACTTATTTGTGCCACTTTTCTATTACTAATCACAGGTTTAGGAGTCTCTGGTAGTGGCGGTGTTTTTATATTTGATGCAGGTAAACTAGCTACCTGTTTTGTTTTTTCTTCTGAAGGTAAGAAACTTTGTTTATCATCTTTTTCTTGAAATCTACTTCTATGAAATTCTTTTATTTCTTCATCTGATAAACCAAGAGGAGTTCCATTCCATTTTGCTCTAATTTCATTCATAGCTTTTAACGGTAAGATGTCCTCAAACTTTATATCAGGATATATTTGTTTTAGTTTTCTAAATTCTTTTCTATATGTTGCAGTGATGTCTGTATAGTTTGGCAAGTTACTTGGTCTATATAAACCACCATATAAATATCTTAATGTATCTCTTCCAAAGTTCTGTCTATCTTTAAACTTTAAAAATATTTCTTTTGTTGAAAACATTTTATCTGCAACTTTTAAAAAGTCTGCTACTCTAGACATTTCTCTGTATCTATTTTCTTGTAGTTGTTCAAATAACTTTAATATTCTATATGGATCTTGTATTAATTTATTACTATCTACAGCATCTCTTGTAAACTGTGAGTCTGCATTTCTAATTCTTTTACTAAAATCAGATACAATAAAATCAAATGCTATATTAGGATCCTCTTCTCTAATACCTATACCTAAAAATAATTTTAATATTTCATTTGTTGTATTATATTTTTGTCCTGCTTTTGATACTTGACCATCATAGGCCTGTAACACTCTACCTGCGTTTTTAAATGTGGTTGGGTTTATTGTTTGAATTAAATGATTAAATATTTTAGCCATTACTACACCAGGTTCTTCATTCACAGCGTCAAATATTATTTTACCCTCTTTTGTTTTACCGCCTCTTACTGGTGAAACATCTAATATAGCTTCTGTCAATATGGATTCATTAATAAATGGTTCAAATAATTTTGTTATACTACCTGATTTTTTTTCATCAAAATCATAGATAGTAGCTTTAAAAAATCTTTCAAAAAAACCAGCATCTGTTTTGTTAGGACTCATTATCTGTTCGCTAGCAACTCTAAAAGCATCTGTGACTGATGCAAATGGTTGTTCTTTACTCCAATCAATTGTTTTAAATTTTTTAGTTATTGGATCTATATTTGTTACAGGTATTAACTGGTCATTTTTTGCATACCATGGTGAAAAAAATCTTTGATAACCTTTTATAAATTCTTCGTCTAATCCAGTAAGTTGACTAGATACACCTTGTAAAGTTTTATCGAATCCATATAAAACAGTACCAAAACCTAAAAATCTTCTAGCACCCATCTGTCTTAAATAAGGATTACTAGAAGCCATCTCTCTGGTTGAATAGTTTAATATATTGTATATGTTTCTAATAATTTCCGATTGAAAGGCAACGAAGTTACCAAGTGGTAATCTTCTCCAGTTTTGAACTATCTTAGGAACCATAGAATAGTTTGGATATACATCTCTAATATATCTAGCTGCTATTTCTCTCATAGCTTCACCATATGTTTTTACTGTGCCATCTAAATTATTTGGACTCCAAGGTTTATTAAATACTTCTTTGTATTGTCTTTCAGCTAATTCTTGCCAAGTTATTTTACTAGTTCTACTTGGATCTACTCCTTTATATCCTAATCTAATCGCATCTTTTACAGTCAGACCAGCCACAGGTATTGCAGGCACTAATTGTGATTTAGTAAACTCATAGCCATACGCTTTCCATAAGTTATCAGCTGCTTGATAGAATTCTGTTGCTTTTCTAAATACAGGATTTTTTAATAAAAAATTAAATAATTGATCTGATGTTGCAAATCTACCTTTTACAATATCTTTCATAAGAGCCTCTACCTCACCTGCAACTACAGAATTATCAAATACACCATACTTTAAATATTCTTCTAGTTTTTTTCTCATAACATTAGGATTGACTCCGCCCTTACCTGTTACATCTTGAAATGCTATTTTAAGAGCATCTATTACACTAGCTTGTTTTCCTAAGTGACCATTAATAAATGAAAAGAATGCTGCAGTCTCAACGTTACGCATTTGAGTCATTAATGATAATACCGTTTTTGTTAACTGAGATGTTGTTTTTGCAGCTAGATACGATTTATACAAAGGTATTCTTAATAAGTGATCAGTTATTAAAGTATCTCCAACTATACCTTCAGCCATTTCTTTTGTTGTGTAATAAGGAACTTTATTACCAGCTGCGTTTCTATATGTATAAATATCGGTCATGTCTATATTTAATGGATTCTTTTTTATTCTTATAGGAACTAAAGTTGTTGCTGAATCACCAGGAAACATTTTATTAAATTCTTTTTGACCTCTGAATATGTAACCATTTTTTAATCCTTCAGCGACTAATTTTCTATGCACCTGTAGGTGTGCAAGTAAGTCAGCTTGTTGTGTTACAGTATCTATAATTATACTTCTAGGGTCATTTACTTTACCTAATAGATCTTGAATTACTTTTGGTATTGGTTGTTTTTGTATAAGGTTAGATATAGGTGTTGTTATACCAGCAATGGCTTCCATTCTAGCTGCTGGACTAGAACCCTCTTGTCCTATCTGTAATATCTCATCTACTTTTTGTCTTGCTTCTTTTAATAATTGTTTTTCTAATGCTTGACCAGATCCTATTACTACGTCTTTGTATACAGGATCAGTTTTTTTAATACCATCGACAAAAAATTTTACGGCTGCTTCAACATTCTTTCGATCTGGTTTGTAAGATCCTCTAAATATTTCATATGAGTTTCTTAAATATTTACCCATATTTTCTATAAATTCTGATTTTATTTTTTCATCATCTATATATGGTTTTAATTTTTCTGTTAACTCATCAATACCTTTTCTAATTTCTTTTGCATCATTTCTTAAAACTTTGGGTAATGCATCTATATCTACTTGTCCTCTTAGATATGTAAGCGTATCATCAAGATATTGTCTAGCAGCAACATTAGTTCCTGTAGTAAATACTCTATCTTTAAAGTTTACATTTGCTAAATTATATATTTTTTTTTCTAAACTTTTTAATGATAAATCTACTTTTTTAACTTCTGATCTAACTAAATTTTCTGCATCATCTAATATGTCTTTTGCTTGTGGTGTTAATTTACCTCTTGATCTTATAGGTGTTAGTATCTGTTTATCAATAGTTCCTAAAATTCTTTCCTTTAATGGTCCTGCTGTTGTAGAATAAAAACCCCATTCTTTCATAGGTGGTATACCCATCTTCTCACCAAGTTTAGTTTTACCTCTGCCTGCAGCTCTTAATAATGGTGGTATAAAAGATCTTTCACTAACTAATATTTTACTTGCTGGATTTAAAACTTTTTCTCCAATAAATCTAAATGAGGGTGCAACTACATTTTTAGTTGTACCTTTTATTACAGGTGCTAAAACATATTTACCACCAACTGTTAAACCACCAACTAACGCAACACCATCTGTTCCATATTTTAATTTGTTCATTAGAGTTGCAGCTGCTTTTTCTCTACCACTCATACCAGTTGTATCTTTTAATTTAAGCTTATCTGAACCAATACCTAATGGTTGAACATCACCTAATATTGTAAAATCCTTATCATCTGCACCTGTTACAAATTCACCAACACCATATGCAACACCAGCACCCACACCCCAATAACCTAGTTTTTGTGCAACACTAGAAGTCTCAACAACTCTTCCTACTTTGTCATATACAGGCTTACCAAACTTATCTAACTTAGGTTTTTTCTTTGAAAGTTTTTCTACTACTCTTCTGGTATAATTAGGTGCAACTTTACCAGCTAGTTTACCAAAATATTTTAATATCTTTTTTCCTGCAAAAATAGATATACCAAATTGTGTTAGATCCTCTGCTAATTGTTGTATACCCTCTGGTTTCTTCTCTGTGCTATTCCAATTATTTTCTATATAATCAAGTATGTCTGTGTTTAAACCTGCATCAACCATAGCACCAGCGGTTCGCGTTGCATTGTACAAACTTTCTTCAATAGCTGTACCTACACCTCGTATAACTTTTGTAGAAAATTTACCTTCAAAAGATTGTTTTCTTTTTAAACCAGTTATATCTACTCTTTTATTTATATCATAAGACTTCGGTCCGTATCTTTGAAACCAAAAAAATCTTTTTTGTGTGGCCTCTGAGGATGAATCTGTTAATTTTGGTAATGAAAATGTTTCATCAGCTTTCTTTGCATTTTTTTCGCTACCATATTTTTTTAAACCTTCTATGTATGGTACAACTACAGAGATATCATCTCTAAATATATCAAGATATCTCTCTACTTTGTCTTTGTCTTCTGTGGGTAATGTTTTTACAAAATCTTTTAGATCATCAGTAGGTAAAAGATTTGTATGATCTAGTGCTTTGTTAAAATTTTTTATTGTACTTTTTGTATCTTCGGTAATTTTATCTGGCTCAACATTTTTGAGCGTATCCTTGACTAGGTTTTGAATATATTCGTTCTGTTTTTTCTTATCTTCATCCATGTCATATTACGTTGACTGTGTTTGAAAAGGTAACACAAGGTTAACATCGTATTTTTTATTAAAATCGTAGACATCATCTTGAGTCTCTATGTTAGCAAAATCTGAAAAAGCTGCTGGATTATAATATATTAATTGCACAATGTCATCCGATACCTGTGCATCCATCTTATCTCTAAATTCTTCATATGGCATGTCAACACTTTTGTTTGCTGGTTCTAAATCAATTCTTTTTTGTTCTATATCATCCATAGATACCTGACCACCTTCAGCAAAAGCTAGACCACCTTTGCTAAAACTATATGCTTTGTTAACAATATTTTCTGCTTGTTGTAACAACTCTTCATCACTAGGTCTTTCACCTGGCAGAGCATTTTTATAACTTTCAACAAGAGATTGATAAGTTGATACAACATAGTCTTGTTTAGTTTTACCTGGCACAAGTATCTTGTTAACACCTATCTGTATCTCATTATTTAAATCAGCTAATTCATTTTCTTTTATTTTAAGAGCTTGATCAATTGATTCTTGTGTTAAGTTTTCATTTGGAGTTGCTTTTTTCAAAGATTCTATTTCTTTGTTTAATGTTTCTAATCTACCTTCGTATTGTTTTTTGTATTCGTTTACCTGTTGGACTACTTTACTTTGATCCATTTCAGCTAGTTTAATATTGTTTTCGTTTCTCATTCTTTCAATAGCTATGGCTTTACTCTTATCAAATAGTGCTAGATTTAGATTATTCTTATTAATCATCTCTCTTAATTCTTTATCAAGTTGACCTGATGTTTCTATCTGTTCTAATTTTTGTTCACCGACTATGTTCTGAATTACTTTATTGGCTTCTAGCTGTGCCTCTATTTGTTCTACTGCTTGTTCACCTATTAATTTTTGTAAAATTAATTTATTATTTTTATCTATTTCACCTTGTAATAAAAGCTGATCTGTTTTGATTGAACCAGTTAAACCTATTTGATCTAATGCTTGTTTACCTATAAGTTCTTGTAATGCTGTTTTAGCTTCTCTATTTGCTTGTGCTTCTTCTAAATTTACTTGACCACTTGTTAGTGTTCTAATTAAAGAATCTCTGTCTGATTCTTTTCTTAATTGTCTTGCTTGTATTGATGTCCCTAAATCAGATCCTAATTTAGCTAATGGTTGTCCTGCGGATACTAATGCTCCTTTGATACCACCACCTCTACCAGGCGCACCTAATATCTCTGCTCCTGCAGAAGCTATTCTTAAATAATCTCCAAGATTTAATTTTGGTTTTGATACTTCTGGAACTCTCTGACTAAATTTATTATATAAATCCATAATATCAGTTGTTCCTCCACTACTATATCCTGGTCGATCTAGTCCAGATGTTATACCAGTGCCTCTGCTATTAACAGCACCACCCATTCTAAACATTGGTCTTCTAAGTGTTTTACTCATATTAAAATAAACTCTTTACTGCTCCTGCTAATCCAGCACCACCAATACCTAATCCAAGTAATGTCTGTGCTGTGCTAGGCGGAGGAGCTGATGTTGTTTGTGTAGCTGCAGGGAATCCACCGATAACTGAAGCTAATTGTGGTCCTACCAATCCTAATCTTGTAAAGTCAGCAAATGCTGCCTCTCTAGCCGCTTCTTGATCTGCTGCTAGTTGTCCTTGGTTTAATTGTCTTTGTTGTGCACCTAATGCAGATTGAAATGTTCCTAATCCTTGTTGTGCTTGTAAACCTTGTATTGCTGCCTGTTGGGCTTGTTGAAATCCTTGTTGTCTTAACTGTGCTTCAGCTAATCCTCTAGCAATATCTCCTGCTGCTTGATATTCACCTAACATTGCTGCTTCTCTACCGCCTCCAAATGCACCACCTTGTATCGCTCTTTGTCGTAACGCATTTAATCCTCTTTCTTGTTCTCTATCTAATGCAGCTATTGATGTATCAATCACCTCTCTTTGATAAGGTGACATGTAATCTTGATATGCTTCTGGTCCTGCTCTTAATCCTGCGGCAGCCTCTCTCGCTTGTTTTTCTAGATCAGACTCACCAGCAACAAACTGTCTACCAGTAAATGATGCTGTAGGTATATCTCTTTTTAAAAGACGTAGACCTTCTTCTGTAGCGGCTAAACCAGCCGTTTCAACAAAAGGTTCCCTATACTGTCGTGTTATTGTTTCTGCCATTATGCCATCGCTTCAAATTTATTCATCATGTCGTACATTCTTTTTGCACCTTGATTTACACTACCACCACCAGCGCCTCTTACAGCGTCAGCAGTCATGACAAATTCGTTTTTAGACAATCTAGCGGGAACATCATCAGCTTTTTCTTTTGATCCTACGGGTATAAAACCACCACCTCTCATATCCATTTCCATAGCTTTCTCTGTGTTTATAACACCACCCTCAGCTACTTCTATAGGTTGTTGGCTTTCTAACATTCTTAAAAAATCTTCCATGTTTCTTTGCATGTCTCGTTGTCTTTGCATATCTTGTCTTTTTCTCATAAAGTCTTCAAACTGTCTTCTAAAATCTTCCCCTGGAGTAGATTCTCTTTGTTGACCTAATAAATCTTCTATTGCTTCGTTTATATCTTTTTTAGTCATTCCACCGTCCGCGAACCCTGGTATAATTCTTTTTGGTTCTTGTATGTTTGGTCCTAATAGACTTTCAACACCAAATGCTTGTTGAAAACCTTTTGCTCCCATGTCTACATAATCTTGTATATCTTCTGATTGATCATCTGGAAATTCTTCTCTTGCTATATTTAAAGCAGCGTCTCTTGCTTCTTCATAACTCATACCATTAGCAACAAACTGATCTGTCATCGTTGCAACAAAACTTGCTGCTCTTGGATCTATTTTATCTGTTTTACCACCTAGAAAATAACCTACTCTACCACCATAAGCTTTTTCTTTTCTTTTTTCTTTATTTTTTCGTGCAAGTTCTTCTAACATTTTAAAATATTTATCCATTCCGCCTTTCATACTCATGGCTATCATTTCTGGTTCTTCTTCAAATAATTTTTTTAAACTAACAACACCACCTTCTGCATATCCATATTTATCTAATACAGAGTCTACATACTCATTACTATAACCAGCACCAGTATATATTTTAAATATAGCATCTCTTCTTGCTTTCTTGTCAAAGATACCTTGTTCTGCTAATTCTCTTTCATATTTTTCTATCTCAGCATCATTAATCTCTTTTAATTTTACGGCTTGATCTACAGCTGTTTGTGCACCTACAGTTTTTAATGCACCTAATCCTTGAACTGATTCTGCTCCACCCTTAAGAGCCTGACCTGCTTTTATTAAAGCACTTCCTTTATCTGTCATTTGAGGCAGACCTTTTGCTATTAAAGCATCACCACCTTTAGTTAATCCACCTGATATGGCATCAGGAGCCGCAGCAAGTATACCTGTTCTTGCTATATCTTTTAATTTTGCTTCATCATCTGATGCTGCTTTTGTACCAGCAGCTATTAATGCTTTATACATCAAAGGATTGTTTGCAGAAAAAGCAGCCATATTTGCACCAAACATAGCAGGATTTATTGCAGCTGCTATAAATGGTACAGCAGGTCTTATTTCCTTTGGTATTATTTTTTTGATAGTTCTTCTAACTTTTTTAATGAATCTTTTTAATCCCATATTTTTCCTATGTGTTGTAAATAGCAAGCAGGCTAGCTTGTTTTATGCCTAGTTTGTCTAATTTACTTGTTTTTCCTAGATTCGTCAACAATCTATTATTCATCACTAGCTGCTCCTAATGGAGGCATAGCAGCTACTTTTATCTTAACGGACCTGGTTACATGCTCCTTTTTAGTGTCTGTGTCAGGGTTATTAATATCATCCTCTGCTTCTTTATCAGAGGAGTATTCAT